CATCCCTGAGTTCGGCTGCGTAATCTTTAATATCACGATATCCTTCTTTTGGAAGGCCCGTGTAAAGATAGTCCTGCTGCACGTAGAGAAGTCGTATTTTCGACTCAAGCTCCATCAAAGGATCAGTAGCAAAGATAAGCTCCTTCAACGGGACGCCTTTCATCCAAGAATGAAAGTATCTCTCGATGATTGAAAGGGAACTTAACGAAAAATCGAGGAGTTCCAACGGATTGTGAATTTTCTCAGGGACTTTAACGTACTTGAAAAACTCTTTCGGCACAATATCTTTAAAGACTTTGATACTCAGGATGGTAGCGAGCAACTTATAACAGGCTTGCATCAATTCGCTATTCATGGTGCTTTGCAAAAAAGCACGCGTATCATCAATAAGACCGTGAGACACAATATCCGCCTCGTCCACATATCCAACAATATTGTATTGTTTCTTGTACACAAGGTTGTGCTTATGCAGAGCCCTGCATAGTCTGGCAAACTCGTCCTTCTCAGTTATCAACAAAGGGCGTATCATCAACGCAATGGATGATAGCACATTAAATGCTGCGGAATACTTGAAATCTTTCGTATCTATATGTCTACGAATAAAATTCTTGCAGATGATAGTCGTAGTATTCATGTCCCCCGAAAGGAGGGCAGTGAAAACATCTAAGACATCCATATAGAACTCGAACTTTTCAAGCATCTCCCTATCCTCGGCCGATAACAATTTACGGTCGCATAGAGCGGTGCCCAAAAACAACACGTTGTTGAACACGTCTGCCGTTTCACCAACGAGAGTATCGCCCATTCGATGAGCTGCCTGATCGAAAAACTTCTGAGTCGATCCCGCTATGTTAGCCAATGGATTGGCACAAGCCAGCCTATTGGCCAACTTGTGCCTTCTGAGACATGTGTAACAGAATGAACGATTGTCTTTCTTTTGTTCCCCGCGGCTCTTTGGCCCTTGCGGGGGTGGAGAGTAATCTTTTCTCTCCTGATCATCCGGTGATTTTGATTCACCCTGGGTAACGCATTTAAAATGCATAGTAGCCCCCTGGCGAAAAGTCCCACCGGATACAATTTCTTCGCAAGCGAAGACATCACCTGACCGGGTGACGTCCCCAACACTCTTTGACATGCTACATTTAGAAATCTGAGAAATCATCATGTTTTGTAAAGAGAATGATAAAAGAATAAAATAAAATAGCCCTTAAAATAAAAGAGTGTATAACAACTAATTCGTGAACGCAACGAATGCTGCCTAATGACAGCACTACCGATTGCGGTATCACAGCATAATTATTAAACACGATAATTCGCAACTGCGTAATGCAGGAAATCCAGGTGGCTAACCCTGAACCCCTCATAGGTAATGAACCCGTAAGCTGACGCGAGACACCGGTTATGAACCGTGAAAACTTCTTTCAGCATGCCTCATGCCCATCGTTCACGACGGAGCACTCACAAAACCTCAGGTGTGTTAAGCCCTATCAGTTTAATCCCTCCTTCGGTCAAAGGGTGGGGACCATAAAATATATCCCTTAGAAGGGTCTCCAATTCGGAACAGTCAAACTACGACTCCGTTCCTAGCCCAATTTGTTATAGCATAATTGACTAGGTGTCTCTA